TACCCGACCCGTCGGCACCAGTGCGTGCCGTGATAGCCGCGGCGGCAGCAACAGCCGCTGGTTTGCTGCGGGTTAGTCAAATTAGCAAGCAACAATTTGAAGCACCAAGCGCAGGCGGCGGCGGCGGTGGTGGAGGCGGTGGCGGTGGCACATCAGTCGGCGATGCGGCTATGCCATCACCAACAGCGACCAACCCGAATGCGCAACTGCTCAACCCACCTGCTAACGGACAAGGCTCAGGAATGCGCGCTTATGTGGTTGAATCGGACATCCGAAGTGTCAGCGGCAGGCTTCGGCGGATGAGTGAATTTGCAACGTTAGGGGCGTAGTGGTATTTGCAGATATGGAACAGCTACCTGTATACCTGATGACGATTGATGAGGATGGCGAAGGCGTCAGCTACGTCAGCTTAGTTGAATCACCCGCAATCGAGCGGCCTTTCATTGCCCTATCCAAACAGCACCGCTTCGCTGAGGATGCCGCACTTCGCATCTTGACAGGCCCGCTGATGCTGGCAGACACGCCAATCATAAGACAGGATGACACGCGGGGTAAGTACTACGTCCTGTTCGACAAAGACACCATCCGCAAGATGGTGCAGAAGTACTTCAAACAACAAAACCAAGCGAAGGTAAACGCCGAACACAGCAAGCCGCTGGATGGCGTGTATATGTTTGAATCGTACCTGATTGACCGCGAGCGCGGGGTGAATCCACCCAAAGGCTTTGAGGATGCACCTGATGGCAGTTGGTTTGGTTCGTTCAAGGTGGAGAATGACAAAGTGTGGGAAGAACGCGACCAGTTCACAGGATTTAGCATCGAGGGCTACTTCGGGATGCAGGCAACTGAATCCAGTTTAGAAGCGGCGATGGCAAGCCTTGAAGAGGCGTTCAGCGTTTTTTTGCATACTATCAAACAGCGTGGTATTTAATCTAAAAGCGACCCTATGAGCATAGCAAATCGTTTGACTGAACTGGCTGACGCACTGCGGAAGTTTACCGCAACGCCAACGCCGCAAAACTTTGCAGATTACAAATTGGAAGATGGCACGATGGTGCGCGTTGATGGTGACCTTGTTGCAGGTACGCCTGTGTTCGTTGTGACCGAAGAAGGGATGTTGCCAGCACCCGATGGTCAGCACACTGTTCCCGAAGTTGGGGTTATCACTACCGAAGGCGGCAAGATTGTCGAAGTTGGCGACCTGCCAGCAGGAGAGCCAGTGGTTGAGGAAGAAGTGGCAGCACAAGAAGTGGAAATCGAAGTCACACCCGAAGGCGAAGGGATGCCCGAAGGCGAGGCCGCCGAATCCGAAATTGACGCGAGAATTAGCGCACTGGAAGCGAAGCTGGATGAGATTATGTCGAAGTTAGCAGGTGCGATGGAAGCTAACACCGCGCGCTTTGACCAGTTGGATGCAGAAGTGCAGAAGATGAGCAAAGTACCAACAGCAGAGCCACGCAAGCGCACCAGCGATGCGATTGTCGAGAACATCAAGCTGTCGCGCAATACGAATTTCGAAGCATTAACAAATAACCTTAAAAACCTAAAATAAAAAGATTATGGCATTTTCACTTGGGGGACTAACGTCCTATGTCGAGCAACAGCGGTTGCCGTTGCTGACCAAAGCCGTCTTTGACGCAAAAACGCAGTCATTGATGCAAAAGCGTGTTGGCGTTAAGTACGAGGAATCGTTGAACTTAATGGACACCGATGCAGTATTCCAAGCCGCATCCACCTGCGCGTGGAATGCGTCAGGTACAACCACGTTCAGCCAGCGCAACATCAGCGTGGCGCGGGTGAAGGTGCAAGAGGAGTTGTGCCCTCGCTCACTTGAGCAGTACTGGATGCAGACGCAACTTACGCAGGGTAGCAACTACGAAGGCGTACCCTTTGAGCAGGCGTTTGCCGAGCAGAAGGCAAAGCAGATTGCAAAGAACATCGAGAACGCTATTTGGCAGTCAACAACTGCGACTGGCGCATCAGGGTGGACTGGTTCATCTGCATCATTGAGCGGTGACGCAAATCTGAACAAGACCGTTGGTTTGCTTCACTTGATGGAGAAGACCACTGCATCCGCTTCAATCGTGTCGAGCCTTGCAGGTGCGGCTTTCAGTGACACCACCATCGTCAGCGCGTTTGAGAATGTGTATCAGAACATCCCTGTTGAAATCATCAGCAAGGACGACATCTACGCCTTCTGCGGCTGGGATACCTACCGCATCCTTGCGAATAAACTTGTAGGATTGAACTTGTATCAGGGCGACCTTGGGCAGTTGGGCGCGGGTGAAATGTTTTTCCCTGCAACCAATATGAGAATCTGCGCGGTGAACGGATTGAATGGCACGCGCCGCATCGTGGCCACGTCATTGAGCAACCTGTTCTTCGGAACTGACCTGCTTTCTGATGAGGACACCTTCCGCATCTGGGCATCGTACGACAACGACCAAATCCGCTTCCAAGCGGCACTGAAATACGGGGTGCAGTTTGCTTATCCCGAGTTTATGGTGTTGTACAAGGCAAGCAACGCAACGACACCTGCTGGCTGATGACAGGGCAGGGAAACCTGCCCTTCTTTTTCTTTTGACACTATAAACAAGAAAAAATATGAGCTGTGCATTAACATCAGGATACGCATTAGGATGCCGCAACAATGTCGGCGGCATTAGCGAAATTAGGCTTGCATCGTGGAACGTAACAGGTTCAGTAGCCACCAACGCCACAGGCACGGTGACTGGCTTTACAGGTTATGCTTCGGGAAGCAATGCCTTCTACAAATACGAATTGCCGAAGGGCGTGGGTCAGTTTACTGAAACGACAAACGCGAGTGTTGAAAACGGCACGATTTTCTACCAGCAAGAAATGACTTTGGTTATCAACAGGCTAACGCAGGAGGTACGCAATCAGTTGCGCCTTGCTTCGAATGGCAGGTTGTTGGCCATTGTAACTGACCGCAACGGCAAGTATTGGCTGTTGGGTGAAACGAATGGCATCGAGGTTACGGGCGGCACAGCGCAGTCAGGAACAGCGATGGGTGACCGAGGTGGTTATGAGTTGACGTTTACGGCGATGGAGGCACAGCCTTGCAGGGAAGTGCTATCGACTGCGATTGCAGGGGTAACCGCAACAGCGCAAATCACAGGCGGCGCGAATTAAGTGTAGTTCAGTTTGGGTTGGTTGAAAGCCAGTGCGTTAAGGGTCGCACTGGCTTTCTTATTTTTGCACAACGTCAACCCTTAAATCTGCACAATGAGAATATGCATCGTTTACAACCAACACCCAACAGGATGCAGTTACTATCGCCTTGAAATGCCGAATGCGGCCGTTCACGACCTATGCGGTGGCGTTGTTGACTTCGTCAGCATTGATGACATCAGGCGTATGGAAGAGGATGAGTTGAAAACGATTGACCTATTCCTGTACAACCGAACGTGGATAGCAGGGCCGATTGAAGCAGTGGAACAGGTGGCCAACATCCTTCGGCAGTTTGGTGCGCGGATTATCCTTGATATGGACGATTACTGGCATTTAGGCACAGGGCATAGCTTTTACAGGCACTACCACGACACGAAGATGCCTGCGATAATCGAAAAGCACATCCGCATAGCTGACCACATCATCACGACCACGACATACCTGCGCGATGAGTTGGTCAAATTCAACAAGAACGTCAGCATTTTCCCAAACACGCCTTACCTGCAATACAAGCAATTTCAGGAACAGCCAACGCAAAGCGAGCGGGTGCGCTTCGGTTACTTCGGTGCGGCGCAACATACCGAAGACGTAGAACTGATGCGGTCACCACTGCAACGTCTGTCGGATGAAGTGGAGTTGGATGGCAAGTATATGATTTACCTTGCGGGGTGGAACGAAAACAACCCAATATATCAAGGGTACGAGCAGGTGTTCAGCAATAAAGGCAAGAACAACAACTATTCGCGGATTCAAGCGGCTGACATATACAGCTACGTGCAGGGGTATAATTGGGTTGACGTGAGCCTTGCGCCGCTTCGCGACACCAAGTTTAACAGGTTGAAGTCGGAGTTAAAAATAACCGAAGCCGCGTGGATGGGTAAGGCGGTCATTGCCAGCGAGGTGCCGATGTACGCGGACTGCATTGACAATGGCGTAGATGGGTGGCTTGTTCCCGAGAAGAAGGACAAGCTGTGGTACAAGTATATGCGGGCGTTTATCAACGAACCCGCGATGGCAAAGGAAATGGGTGAGCGGTTGCGGGCCAAGATGCAAGGCAAATTTGACATCCAGCAAATCAGCGAAGCAAGGCTGAATTTGTACAAATCGGTGGCGCGTGGTATTTAGAAGTAATGCTATACCTGAAAGCCAGCCAATCGAATACGATTAACGTCACTTGGACGGAGCGCGCAACAAACGCGACCATCTACAAGTTGATTCTGACCAACATCGCCAAGAACACCAGCACGGTGGTGTACATTGACGCGATTAGCAACGCATCCAGTTATGAAGAGCGATATGACCGCTTCACCTTCACGCTTGGCGCATTGGAGAAGGGGCAGTACAAATACGAGGTCTTGCAGGATGCGAATGGCTACGCGGCAGGTGACGCGCTTGGTGGTGGCTTATTTGTGTTTGAAGATTCAGGCTATGCGTACATCAGCGCGGCGGCAGACCAAGCAACGGATGCGCCGTGGGGGTGTCAGGGAACAAATATAAGCGGCACAACGAGTGCAGTTGGCACAGGATTAGCAAACACGGCGTTAATCGTGGCAAGTTGTGCCACATCGGGTATAAGCGCAAGGATTTGCGATGAATTAGTACTGAACGGGTATAGCGATTGGTTTCTGCCTTCACTTGACGAATTGCAGGAGATGTACGACAACCTTGCGGCTGAAGGCTTGGGCAACTTCGCAAATCACACCTATTGGTCGTCAACGCAGGAAAGTGCCACGCAAGCCTACACGATTGATTTCAATAACGGCAACACCAATGCCCACAACAAGTCGCAAACCAACCGCCACACAAGGGCGATGCGCCGCTTCTTGATGGGAACGCCGCGAGTAATTGAAACAGGATTGGCGTACATCGAACCATCAACGCAGACCTTTGTCGCACCCACGAACAACAATACCTATGTCAGCTTCTAAATTCGCATTCAGTTTCATCCCGACCACCGACTACCAGTTGCCTGTGATGCTGGAAAACAAGCAGGCAAATATGGTGCTATTCGGTGAGCGCAACGAATATCCGTACTACTTACTTGACAACTACCACAAGAGCGCGAAGCACTGCGCCATCGTGAACGGCAAGGTACACTACATCGTAGGCAAGGGGTGGAAGGCGAGCGACAAAGGCACGGTGGAACAGCAAGCAAGGGCGGAGGAGTTCATCCGCGACCCGAACATCGAAGATGACCTGAACGACCTGACCGAGAAGCTGGTGCTGGATTTGGAGTTGTTCAACGGCTTCGCACTGGCAGTCACGTGGAACAGGGGCGGCGGCATCGCCTTCGTT